CAATGGTTACCCCCCAAAGTGGCAAGAGTTTGCCGCTCTGTTTGACCACAATCCTGACCTACAGCCTACAGAGCACGAGAAGATTCGTAAGACCAAGTACGAGTACCGCCTGCGCAACGAGCTGGCTATCCTTGCAGGTTTAGCAAAGAGGAAGGTATGACCAAGCATGAAGCCCAAAAAATCCTCGACGAGATCCGCGGTGGGTTTGGTCATGCCTACACCGAGACTTGCACCCTCGAATGTCTCAATCTCACTGGAGACCTTGGAGCACATGAGACAGTGCGAAGCTCGGGAGTGGATGAGCAGGTACGAGAAGAAGGCTATCGAGCGAGGCTCCGCCAGCGCGCAATCATGGTGGCAAGGAGTAAAGAATGACATCGCAAAACGCAGAGGGCAACCAGCCTGTGACGACCTTGTCCAAAGAATGCAAAACGAGCGTACTGCGCGTCGAGCTAGACTTCCCGCCAGCGGAGCTGTTCCCGAACCGAGCCAAGGGGACTCATTGGGGCAAGTTGTACAAGATTCGATCCGACTACCGAGAGGCAAGCACTTGGTTGGCAAAGCACCAGATCAAGGGTTGGAAGCACCATGGTGGACAGATTAAGCTGACCATCACCTTTGACATGCCAGACAAGCGTAAGCGTGATGCAGACAACTGCCTTGCCGCGGCTAAGGGAGCCTTGGACGGTCTGGCTGATGCGCTGTTTGTGAATGACCAGCTCTTTCAACCGATCCTGATTTTTAGGGTTGAGGGCAAGAAGCCGGGACGACTTATCGTAGAACTTGAGGAGATGACATGAGCAAACTTATTGACCCAAACGAAGCAGTTGATTTCATGATTGCCAACTCTGCCAAGTACGCCGAGGCAGAGGCTAACAAGGTGTTTATGGAGGAGCTAAGGAAGACCATCAAGGCAGAGGAAATGAAAAACGCTGAAGCCCATGGCAACGGCGAGTACAAGACCGCCGCTATGCAGGAACGCGAAGCCTACGCCTCCCCACGCTACAAAGAGCACCTCCAAGCCCTCAGACAAGCCGTACAGGAGCGCGAGCGCCTTCGGTGGCTCCTCATAGCCTGTCAGGAAAGAATCGCCGTATGGCGCTCTATGGAGGCTTCCAACCGCCACGTTGAAAAGGCTACGTTATGAGCGACCGTATGGACATAGCTTTAGACCTTGCGCAGAAGTGCTGGAGTAAGGCGTACAGGAAAGAGCCTCACTTTGTTGAGAGCTACTTGATGAATGCTGAGCAACTGCTTTCCACAAAGCCTGTTGTTTTGGGTGACGAGTTCCGAGACCATTGCAAAAATAATTTATTGTTCTTGCCAATGACACTGCACCACAACACATGGGTTTCAGGCGTAAAGGCGTTGCAAATGATTGGTTGGATTGACCCCATCACCAAAGTCGAGCCAATAAAAACACACAACCACATGGACACAGTGACTATGTGGCGCAGTAACTTGTACGACGGTAGACCGTTGCCAAAACCGCCACAACTGGAGCTGAGCTTTTAATTCATGAACAACATTCTCACAGCAAAAGAAAAAGCATACGTCGGGCTGGTGAAGGAGCTACCCTGCTCTGTGTGCGACCAAGAGGGGCCGAGCGACGCCCACCACGTCAAACAGCACAGGCAGTACACCGTCGTGGCTCTGTGCAAGTCCTGCCATCAGGGGAGCAAGATGGGCTGGCACGGCGAGCGTAGGGCGTGGGCCATAGCTAAGATGGAGGAGATCGATGCCTTGAACGTCACCGTGCAGAGGGTGATGGAGCTGTTGATTAAGAGGTAGGGTTTGTCCTAATAAAAATATTTATAAAAAGATTCCAAAAGCGCTTTAACTTGATGTTAAGATAGCGTCACTGCAATAAGCAGGTTACCTGAAAGACAAACATCATGACTACAGCAACATTGATTCAAACAGAAGCTCTGATCTCTACAATCACTTCTGACATCGACGCACTCTACGTGCTCGACCAACAAGCCAAAGCATTGGCTGACCAAGTCAAAGCAATGAAAGAAGCCATCGCCAACAAATACGGCGAAGGCGAGCACAAGGGCGAACTGCACAGCGTGACTGTCCAGTTAGTTCAAGTCTCTGGCACCGTTGACTACAAAAAGCTTTGCGTGTCCTACGGCATCACTGACGACGTCTTGGCTACCTTCCGCAAAGAAGGTCGTGCTGACATCCGCGTATCACCAGCCAAGTAAGGAGAACGACAATGACCTATCAATATAACGACGGAGGCCGCTCGGCGGCTGGCTTTAAAGGTAAAGCAGGTGACTGCGTAGTTCGATCAATCTGCATTGCAATGAACCTTGACTACAAAGCCACTTACAAACTATTGGCTCAAGCCAACAAAGATTACGGCAACGAAAAATCTGCTCGTAATGGTCTCAGCAAAAAGGTTTACATCCCCTTCTTACAACAGCATGGTTGGGTTTGGATGTCAGCCCCAAAGTTTGATGGACGCAAGGCACGTTGCTCAGACATGCCAAAGGGTGTAGTGATTGCAAGGCAGGCGCATCACTTGGTGGCTGTTATTGACGGTGTACCAAACGACATCGGTAACCCATCACATAAGATGGTCTACGGATACTGGGCAAAGGTATAAAACACGGGGTAGGGAAAGTCCCTACTCCTACTCCGCTTTAATTTCATGTTAAGATGCATCCACGCCAACCCGGCGTTTACTTGAAAGACCAAAATGAACTTCTTCAAAACACAACAGAACCCACACGCCCCAGTCCACATCATTGTTGTGGAGATCAGCGACAAGACACAGCACACAGATGGCTGGGTATCACGCAATGACTTCAAGACCTTTGAGCAGGCTCAAGAGGTGGCAGATGCCGCTAGTCGCTTCGAGGGCGTGGACTACATTGCTACGGACGCTGGCGGATATTGCTCACCACGTTACGACGTGATCAAGGCTCCTCAGCACTTGGCTCCAGTCTCCTACTGCTTCAACGGTGACTACTACCCTTGCGGACACATCAAGTCCATCAGCAAGACCATGAAGAAAATCACCACCACCACAGGCAAGACTTTCTACCGTCGTAAAAACACAGGTTGCTGGTTGGCTAACGGCACATGGTCAATGGTTGAAGGTCACATCGAACAACGCAACCCAATGTTCTGAAAGAACCATCATGGCAAACGAAATTGAAACATCAATTCAAACAAAGGACGGCGCCCGTGTGGGCGTTGACCAGTACGACGAAAGCATTTGGCTTTCCCTGCAAGGTCGCCGTGCCAGTATGCACGTTATCCTGACCCGTGCCGAGGCTGAGCAACTGCTGGTCAACCTGAAACTCGTGCTTGCCCAAGAGGTGACAGCATGAGCGAGACCAACATGAGCCCATACATCAAAGGTTTCAACGCAGGGGTTGACTGCGTCCTGACCGAAATTGAGCGACTTGAGAAAAAGGGCTCTCTGAGCCTCGAACAGCTTCTCAAGCACCTTGACCCTCAACGAGACCAGAAAACGGCTCAAAAGCCCGATAAAGGGGCTTCCTGATGCTGTCTGTGATCAAGAGCATACGAGGTACGCTCCGCGAAATACCTGATGGCATGACCTTAGAGGAATTGTCTGAACTGCTAAACAGACCAAAGAGCAACGTCAGGAAGGTGTTAAAAGCCATGCCTGACGTGTACATAGATCGATGGGAAGTAGCACCGAGGGGGCAGTACAAAGCCGTATGGTGTGCCTGCATTCCCCCTACCGATTGTCCAAGACCAGACGGGAGAACAGATGACTAAACCTAAGCTAAAAGTGGTATTTCAAGAGGGTTGCTTTGATGACTTTGATGGCACACCAGACGAGCTGGCTGAGATGATTGCTGAGCTACACCGCATGGCGGCAGACGGAACCATCATGGACGACGCAACGCCCTTAGATGACGACCAGATCGAGGAGCTTAATGAAATTCGAAGCAGACGGGAGCAAAGGCAATGAGAGACGAAGACGACGACATTCAAGAGTACGTTCGACTTTGGAAGAGGTTGACGGATGAGGAGATTCAGAAGGCTTTGGGCGTAACTGCTGAGAGCTCCAACTGGAACATGATCATGGTGCTCGAATGGGCAAAGAAGATCGAAACCGCTTTGCTTGAGAAGAACTCGTGAACCACATGCAGTTCAAGACTTCAGAGGAGCGCAGTGCGATAGCAAAGAAGGGTGTTGCTACGCGCAAAGCTAACAGAGAGCATCTTGAAAAGAAAAGGCAGGAAGCGCTGGTTTATCCTGAGTGGTTGAAGATTCAGATCGTTGCTCTTGAGACTAGGTTGGCTGAGCTAAGTATGTTTGAGAAGATGAGTGTTGTCTCAGCCGCTTTGACCAACAAAACCTTGCTTGATGGGGAACAGATTGCCAAGCTGGCACTGCCGTGGCAACGCTCAAGTGGGGTTTACTTTTTGGTACAAGATCAAGAGGTGGTGTACGTTGGGCAGTCAGTGAACATTTACTCTCGCATCGCACAGCACCCAGACAAGAAGTTTGACAAGTACGCTTTTGTACCTTGTGAGGTTGAGTTGCTGGACAAGTTAGAGTCGCTGTACATCCACACGTTGAAGCCACGCCTGAACGGTAACGTTAGCAAACAAGAGAAGAGCGCGCCAATACGATTGGACAATCTTTTGAGAATGATCTAAGGAGAAAAAATGAGCGAAGCAGAACTAAACATTTGGGAGAGGGCGCTGGGCTGGCGCAAAAGGCAGATGATCCAACGCCAGCTCGATCCCATCACAAACAAGATCAGGAACGACACGCTTGAAGAGGTGGCGAAGGAAGTGAATAACTTCAAAGCCTTCGAAAAAGACACCATGGCAAGCTTTGCCGCATACGTTCGGAGCATGAAGCGATGACGGGAACCACGGAGAAGACGGTTCAAGAGCTGGAAGAGCGCATACAGGAGCTCGAGTCAAAGCTGAAACACGCCACAGTAAAAGCCGCAAACCTAGAAAAACAAAACAAAGAATTCAAGCTAACCATCAAGGACATGGATAGAAGGATCATGAGGGGATTGAAGGACTGATTGCATACAAACACAAAGATCCGTTAAACTTTGCGTTAAAGGAGTTCAGTGATGGCAAAGAAACCAAAAGATCTTTCCAGCGACACAGTCGCCGATGTGACAGGTAAGCCGCAAACAAAAGAAGTGACAAAGATGGGCAGACCATCGGTCTACTCAGATGAGTTAGCTAACGAGATATGCGTAAGGCTAGGATTAGGTGAGAGCTTACGCAAGATATGCTTAGATGAGCGTATCCCAAGCTTGGCTACTGTGATGACTTGGTTGTCGCGCAAGCCTGACTTTCTTGAACAATACACACGCGCACGTGAAATCCAAGCAGAGACGCAGTTCGATGAATTGATTGACATTGTTGACCAGCACCCTGATCTGGCTCACGTTGTTGGCAAGGATGGTGAGCTGGTCGAGGTCAAGTTCGACTCCTCCTACGTGCAGTGGATGAAGCTTCGGGTCGACACCCGTAAGTGGACAGCCGCTCGTATGGCGCCTAAGAAGTACGCTGAGTACAAACAACCCGAGGAGAAGGTCGACACAATGGTCATAGACGGCGAGATTAAGAACGTCATGGACGTGGCGATCAAGCGCCTTGAGCTAATCAGGATCGCTGAATGAGCGAGGTCGTTGACCAAGACGTTCTGGACATCCTTGCTGACCCGCAGATCCGCAAGAGCTTGGGCCCCTACCATGCGATGGCATACGCCAGACGCGCCAAATGGCTCTCAGGGGCGTTCAATCATCAGAAGCTACCCCAAGGTACATATTGGTCTATCTGGCTCATGCTGGCTGGTCGTGGAGCAGGTAAAACTAGAACTGCCGCGGAGCAACTTTGGTGGTGGGCATGGGAGAACCCCGGCACTCGTTGGCTGGTCTCCGCCCCTACCTCTATGGACGTCCGCGGTACATGCTTCGAGGGTGAGTCAGGACTCATGGCTGTGATCCCCGACATCCTGATCAGGGACTACAACAAAGCTCTGCACGAGATCGTGCTGATCAACGGGAGCCTGATCAAAGGCATCTCAGCCTCAGAACCTGATCGTTTCCGTGGTGGTCAGTACCATGGCGCATGGCTAGACGAGCTTGCGGCTTGGGACTACCTCGACGAAGCTTGGTACAACATACAGTTCGCCGTCCGCTTAAAGAAGGAAGACGGTCGCACCCAGATCATCGCCACGACTACCCCACGACCCAAAGACCTCATTGTGGAGCTTGTAGGGCGTGAAGGAGACGACGTAGCCCTGACGACCGCATCTACCTACGTCAACCTAGCTAACCTCGCTCCTAGCTTCCAAAAGCAGATCCTGTCCTATGAAGGAACCACCATAGGAAGGCAGGAGATCCACGCAGAGCTGATAGACGCAGAGGAGTCAGGGATCGTCAAGCGCGACATGTTCAAGCTGTGGGCGCCAAACAAGCCGTTCCCTAAGTTCGAGTACATCCTGCAAAGCTACGACTGCGCCAGCTCGGAGAAGACTGTCAACGATCCGACAGCGGCTATTACCTTTGGCGTGTTCAAGCCCCTCGATGGCCCCATGTCCGCGATGGTGATCGACTGCTGGCAAGACCGCCTGCAATACCCAGACCTACGCCCCAAGGTGATTGAGGAGTACGACGTGGTCTATGGTGAGGGCAAGGACAAGAAGCGCGTTGACCTGATCCTCGTAGAAGACAAGTCCGCAGGCATAGCTCTTATACAAGACTTGCAACGTGGGCACTTGCCTGTTCGGGCGTATAACCCCGGTCGCGCAGACAAGATCCAACGTCTGAACATTGTGTCGAACATCATTGCCGCTGGGCGTGTATGGATCCCTGAGAGCAGTGTCAGGAAGGGTTACGTCAAGGACTGGGCTGAGGGCTTCGTGTCCCAGATCTGTAGCTTCCCTGACTCTACGCACGACGACTTCGTGGACGCCTGCACCCAAGGCTTGCGGTTCCTACGTGATGCTGGCTGGCTAGACATCGATGGCGCTCCGAGGGACGACTATGATGATGACGACTACTTGGATAGCGGTATGGCTAAGAAGCGCGAGAACCCATATTCACAATGATGGACGAACGCCAACACCCAAGGTATCATTGGGCTAACAGCAACTCAGCGGGATAAGCCATGGCTGACGAAAACAAACCAGCGTTCTACCCACGAGTTGGGAACATCAAGGCAAAGAACTTCAAGTCGGCTCAGCCAATGCCGTTCATTGATGACGAACGTGCGATGGAACTTCCGCAGTACAGCGAGGTCATTCCTAAGTTTGGAAAGGTTGACCTCAGCGTCCCTACCAAAGAGAACCTAGAGCTGAACAGGCGCATCACACAACGCGATGCTGACCTCATGCGTCAAGTACAGGCTGACAGGTCTTTCCCAGAGAAGCTTGCTGGTGGCTTACAGGCTGGAAGGTTGATGGGTTCAGCCCTAGCTCAATCCGTTGCTTCTATCCCTACAGCGATCACCAAGGGCAGTAAAGCCGCTGAGGACTACATCGCCGAGAATATGTACAAGCCTACACAACCCTTGGCGTATGAGTACGCAGGTGACGTAGGTGACTTTCTTGAGAAGCTTGAGACGCAGTACAAGATTCCTCCCATATTGCCCGAGGCGGTGGCTTTGCAGTACTTGACAGGCCCTGCCACAGCCCAAGCCGTAAAATCGGCTGGTAAGGGAGCAAAGGCTATTGAGCGGCGCGCAAAAAAGGTTGATGGCGGTAAAGTCAACATCTCCAACAACCCAGACATCATGATGCTGGAGCTGGGCAACAGGCGCATGAAAGCAGGCGGCGTAGTTCGTATGGCAGGCGGTGGTGATCCATTAAAAGTATTGCGTGGCAACATCTTGGCTGGCGCTAGTTGGAACAGCTTGAACCAAACGCTTGGCAACCAACTGACCCAGCTTAACGGTATGCCGACATTCAACACTTCTGTCGGCGGTGCTACAACTGCGGACACTTTCAAGCAGTGGATTGACTTCATCAATGCTGGCGGATCTTTTGATCCCAATGCCATTGTGTATTTGCAGACAGGTGGCGTGGACTTCTTAAACGGCGTACCCAAAGATCAGATTGCAAACAACATAGATCAAATTCTTACGATCCTAGAAAACCAAGGCGTGGACGTTGTGTTGACTGGTGCACCTTTTGCAACATCCATGAATGATGTGGTCAGCAACAACTTTGATCCAACCATGGATCCGTTGTTCCAAAACGTCGCCAGCAGGCATCAGAACGTAGCTTTGGTTGGCTCAATGGGTGACATCTTGCAGGACAAGAGCTTACTGTCAGATAACTTGCATACAAACGAGCAAGGAACCATAAGGTACAACAATGACGTGATTGGGGCATTAGCTCAATTCACTCAGCCCAATCAAAATACTTTTAACAACGTGTCACAGCAGAGTGAAAAGATTACGCAACCAAACACACCAATTGAGTACGGAACTTTTACCAAGTCTGAGCCTGCTGGAGTTGGTCAATTCAGTGATCCACAAAACACAAACGCTGATACCGATGCTCAAATTCAAAAGCTAAATGCTTTGAACGAGCAACAATCGTACACACCTATTCCGCAGAATCTTGAAGAGATTACGCAGATAGGCAAATCAACCAAGCAGGTTCCTCCGATTGAAGCGGCTGTAACGCCTTCAGTGCCTCAAACCCCCGTTGTGCCTACGAATGGCTTGCCTACTGTGCCAAGCACACCAGACTACAGCAGAGCTTACGATGCATTTGGTGGCGCTGGTGTTGTGAACGATTTGCGGAACCAGTTTTTGGGTATGGGTATGAATGAAGACGCAATTGGTTCTTTGTTTTCGCAATACTATTCACCAGATCCCACATTAACGGCAAAAGCAGGTGGAGAAGTCCACATGGCTGGTGGCGGTTTGTCTAAGCTATTGAGAGCCGCGCCTAAGAGCAAGGCTGAGATTGATGTCATAGCCAGACGCATGGCTCCACAGATGCTTGGCGAATTTGTCCGTGGCAGAACTGGATCACAGTCAGTTGCTGAAAAGACTCAAAAGCAGTTTGCCAGAGAGAAAGAGATGATGCACGACATACGCCCAACGGGTGCTGAACGTGCGTTGCCTAGAACTGTAGACATTGAGGAACTCAAAGACAACGTGATGGTTGGCATCGCTGGTGACCCAACGATCTCTGGGAAGACGATCTACTCTGTGAATGGTGTTCCACTGGAGAGTCCATCCCCTCAGCATGGAGGCCCTCTGTACGGCTTAGAGCACGAAGGCGACGCATTCTGGGCTTCTGGCTTGGGTGCGGCTAACCGTGTGCAGAACATCGCTCGTGAGGCTTCTAAACAGTATGACCTGCCTGTGCTTGGGAACTACGTGATGATGGGGCCTGACTCCATCAACTACGCCCAGCACTACGCGGACGCAAACCTTGCCGCTATCAACCCAGCCAAGATGAGCAGGGGACAGATTGAGGACTTCAACAAATTGGTTCGCCTTGGCAGTAAGAAGTCTGGCCCTCGCCCCTCGTTCCCCGGCATCGAGAACCCAAGCGAAGCCTACCTGCACTTCTCCGTCGACCCTGAACTGCGCAAGCACTTTAACGCCTTGATGCAGATGCCAACGGTGACTCAGAAGTACAACCTGCCAAGCGGCGTTGATATACGCCACGCTGTAACTGAGCCTGACCTGCGTGACTTGGAAATTGGCGTGACAGGCAAGTCGATTGGTCGCCTGCGTCCAGAGATAGAGGATCTTGGTTATTCTGAGCACCCGACTTATTCGCATGACATCCCCGGCGAGTTTCTAGGCTCTTCCAAGTACAACATCCCTTACGAGCTGTCCTTCCCTGACACCGTCAAGTCCGTGCGCGAGAACCCCAAGCAAGCTCCGCAGGAGTTTGGCTCTTTCAAGTACGTGGGGCCTCGCCAAGTCATTGACCAG